GTATAAAATTTCTACATATGGTCCAAAACATTCCAATTGGATAACATCTACAAAACCTATAAAGTATACATTTAAAGATAAAAAATATTTTGATGAATTTAAAAGAACATTATCAATGAAAAAATCTATATAATAAAAAATATTTATTAAAAGATGGTAAAACTTGGTATTTATAACTTTTTTAAAGTTGTTTTGCTTAACTTTTATGAAAAGTTTTATACATACATACCAAGTGGTGGTCCTTTAATTTCTTCTCCTTTTTTTATAAGTTTATTTAAATCTTCTAGATTTACAGTATATGGGAATTTAACATTTAATACTTCTTTATCATCGAATAATTTTGTATCAGGTTTCATTAACCTATATAAATTTAGCTTAGTAAATATAATCTCTAGACATCTCTTGAGGTTTCTCACACCTTTTTCCTCCTCTGTAAAAGTATCAATAATATGATTTAATATTTCATCTGTAATAATGATTTGGTCTTTTTCAAAGTTAACACTTTTTTCAATATTTGGTACTAAATATTTTTTAGCAATAACCAGTTTCTCTGGATTTTTATACCCATCAGTATGAATTCTATACATTCTATCTTTTAAAATAGGATTTACCTTACTTTCATCATTATAACTGAATATAAATAGGACTTTACTTAAATCAAAATCAACACTAGAGAAGTACTTATCATGAAATTGCGAATTTTGTGTAGTATCAGTTAAATGTGTAAGAATGCCTGTAATTTCTTCACCTTTTGGGGTATTTGAAATTTTATCTAATTCATCAAAATATATAACAGGGTTCATACACTTACTATTAATTAAAATATCTATAATTTTACCCCATTGACTACCCTCATAAGTATAAGAATGACCTTCAAGAAATGAACTATCTGTTGCACCACCAAGTGCTAAGAAAGAGAATGGTCTTTGTAGAATTTTACTAATACCTTCTTTGATAAGTGTTGTCTTACCTGTACCTGGGGGACCTTTAATAGCGATTGCATTACCAAGAGCATTTGGATTAGTAATCCATTGTCCTATAAATTGTAGGATTTGCATTTTAGCATCTTCTAATCCATAAACACAATCATCTAATGTTTGTTTCGCGTTTTCCATAAAACTATTTATGATTTCATTCCCATCAGAGAATTTAACAGGAAGTTGTTTAATTTTACCAAATGGTACTCTCATGAAATTATCAACCCAATGTTTAATTTTAAAATATTCACCTGTTTCTGGATTCATACTATTCAACATATTTATTTTTTTCAAAGCATTTGCTTTAAATTCAATAGGAATATCTGATTCTAAAAGTGCAATCCTATATGGTTTATCTATATCAGTATGTTCGTTAATTTTTTTTACTTCATCTAATATTTTTACCTGATTTTCAACACTCATTGCTCTAAAGAATTTGAACTCATTAATTTTATTTTTATTTGATAATAATTTTCTTAATTTGAATACATTATTATGTCTTGTTTTTTCTTCTTCCCTTTCCTTCTTTTTTTTCTTCTCAGTTTCCAATGTTTTAGTATATTCTTCTAATTTCTCCATAACAGCATCAGAACCTTTAGACCTTTTAAGTTTTAAAAGTTCCTTCATTTCTTTCAATGAATTCATCATATCAGCTTCTTCACTATCTATTTTTTCGATATAATTAGATTTTATATTTTTTAATAAACCAACTGTACTATCATCACATTTAACATCATAATTATTTTTCTTTTTATAACATTTTTTAACCGTTCCCGCTTTTTTTGTTTTCATTTTAGGTGTTTTTACCCAAACTCTTTGTTTAACTTCAAATAATCTATCTTCAGGTGGTGTTTCTTCTGTTTTACCAACACATCTCCCATCTTTAGAAGAAATAATTGTATTTTCCATAGTTTCTTCATCCCATTCATCAAATTCGTCATAATTACCATTTGGGTCACCGATTGTGAATATAATATTAAATTTTGCGTTCTCACCTAAAGCATTTTTTAATTCTTCTACTTCATCATCATATTCATCATCATATTCATCATAATCACCATCTTCACTACTGCTTTTTGACTTTTTCTTAGTTTTTTTCTTTTTGGTTTTTTTTACTAATTTATCAATTTTTTCCAATTGATTTACCCTTTCTTTACCACTTTTAGATGGGAATATTTTTTGTATAAATTTTTGATATTCTAATAAATCCATATCATCATCATCACAATCAGGGCTCCAATCACTATCTGATTCATCACTATCAGTATCATTTTGTTTTTTATATTTTTTTTTACTTTTTTTTCGTAAATTATATTTTTTTTTGTCTTTATCGTTCGACATGTTATATTTAAGATAATATATTATTTTTAAATTTAAATCAATTTCTTAAAATAATTGAAAAACTTATATTTTATAAAATTGAAAAAAGAATATAAATATTATATAGTTAATATAATAATGCTTCGTGAAAAAAATGATATTAAAAGCTCTAAAATTATTGGTATCCAATTTAGCATTTTAAGTGCAGATGAAATAAGAAATGCATCCGTTGCTAATATAACATCTCGTGAGACATATGTAAATAATAAACCAGTAATTGGTGGCTTATTTGATCCAAGAATGGGTATTTTAGATCCAGGATTAATATGTCCTACTGATGGTTTAAATTATATGGAAACACCCGGATATTTCGGACATATGGAATTGGCAAGACCTGTATTTTATATACAATATTTAAATACTATTATTAAAATTCTTAGATGTGTATGTTTTAAATGTAGTAATATTTTAATTAGTAAAACTAAATATAAATATCTTTTAGAAGAAACAGATAGTCGTAAAAGATGGCAAATTATATTTGCAATTGCAAGTAAGATAGAGAGATGTGGTGAAAATTCAAATAATGGTTGTAATTGTAAACAACCTAAAAAGATATATAAAGAAGGATTATCTACATTAATAGCTGAATGGCCTAATAAAGATAATATACCTGATGAGGATGGTATTGTTAAAGATAAATTAACAATGAAATTGACTGCAGAATCTGTTTTGAAAATATTTAGAAGAATGAGTGATGATGATGTTAGTTTTCTGGGTTTTAGTCCTGTTTGGTCGAGACCTGATTGGATGATATGTCAGGTTTTAGCTGTACCACCACCATCAGTAAGACCTTCTGTAAAACATGATGCACAACAAAGAAGTGAAGATGATATTTCACATATTATTGTGAATATTATAAAAGCTAATAAAACATTACAAGAAAAAATACAAAATAATGCTGCTTCTAAGGTTATTGAAGATTGGACTACTGTTTTACAATATTATATCGCTACTATGGTAGATAATAGAATACCTGGTGTGGCTTCGGTAGCACAACGTTCTGGGAGACCACTTAAATCTATAAAAGAAAGAATTATAGGTAAAACTGGTAGAGTTCGGGGGAATTTAATGGGTAAACGTGTTGACTTTTCAGCAAGAAGTGTAATTACGCCAGATGCTAGTATAGGTATAGAACAATTAGGTGTGCCTATTAAAGTTGCTAAAAATATTACATTTCCAGAAAAAGTAAATAAACGTAATATTAAATTCTTAACAAAATTATTACAAAATGGTCCTGATGTTTGGCCTGGTGCTAAAATTTTAGAAAAGAAATCAGGACAAACTATTTCTCTTCGATATGTTGATAAAAATTCATTAAAATTAGAACCGGGCGATACTCTTCATAGACATATGCTTGATAATGATCCAATATTATTCAATAGACAACCAACACTTCATAGAATGAGTATGATGTGTCATTATGCTAAAATTATGAAAGAAGGTCTTACATTTCGCATGAATGTAGCAGATACAAAACCTTATAATGCGGATTTTGATGGTGATGAAATGAATTTACATGGTCCACAAGATTATGAAGCTGTCGCAGAGCTTAAAAATTTAGCAGCTGTTAGTAGACATATTATTTCTCCAGCTGATAATAAATCTATTGTTGGTATTTTCCAAGATTCTTTACTTTCAGCATATAGACTCACAAGAGATGATATCGAATTTGATACAAGACACGCTATGAATTTACTAATGAAATATAATGATATGGATGTTGGATTATTCTCAAATCCAGATAAAAATATCAAAAGTTTTGATATTCTTTCACAAATTTTACCACCATTTACGGTTAAATTTTCAAATGGTAGATTGGGTCCGGAAGAAGATAAAAAAACATCCAATAATATTATTGAAATAGTAAATGGGAAATTTATCCGAGGTCAATTAAATAAAGGTGTCTTTGGTGGTGGTGCTAATGGACTTTTACAATCTATATTTAATGATTTCGGACATAAAAAAGCTGCTGACTTTATTAATGCATTACAAGATATCGTTACTGAATATATGAAACTCAGTTCTTATAGTGTTGGTATTAGTGATTTGATTTCGAATACAAATACAAATAATCAAATTGCTGCTGCAATGGCAAAGAAAAAAAAAGAAGTTAAAAATCTTATAGACCAAACTCATATTGGTGTATTTGAAAATAATACCGGTAAAACAAATGAAACTGAATTTGAATTAAAAGTGAATTCTATTTTAAATCAAGGTAGTGAAGAGGCTGGTAAAATTGGTAGAAATAATCTTGGTCGGGATAATAGATTTGTTACTATGGTAAATGCTGGTTCTAAAGGTTCTACACTTAATATCGCACAAATGATTTCTTGTCTAGGTCAACAAAATGTTGATGGTAAACGTATCCCATATGGTTTTGAAAATAGAACACTACCACACTTTTCAAAATTTAATGATTCACCAGAAGCAAGGGGATTTGTCGAAAGTTCGTTTATTAGTGGATTAACACCCGAAGAATTATGGTTTCATGCTATGGGTGGTAGAACTGGATTAATTGATACAGCTGTTAAAACAAGTAGTACAGGATATATCCAAAGAAGACTTATTAAATCTATGGAAGACCTTAAAGTTCATTATGATATGACTGTAAGGAATAATAAAAATAGAATTATACAGTTTCGATATGGTGATGATAGTATTGACCCTACTAAAATTGAAACACAACACTTCCCATTAGTTAAGATGAGTATTGAAGATATTTATTCAAGATTTCAAATACCTGGAGATGACCTTACAGATGCTATAGTAACTACTAATTTTACTAAAACCACTATTAGTAGGTTAAAAAAACAAAAAACAAAACTTGTTGAAAAAACCAAAGAAATTATCGATTATATGTTAGAAATTCGTGACTTACTTGTTACAAATGTATTTAAAGGTCGTTCCGAAACTAAAGTACATTTACCTATTAATATTAGTCGTACAATTGGTAATATTGAAAAACAAATGCATATTCAAAAGGATTCAATGGTTAATATTACACCACTAGAATGTTATAAAATGGTTGAAAATACATTCTTAACGATTTCAAATTTATATCATAATGCACCTACAGAATTATTCAAAGCCTTTTATAAATTTATACTTTCACCCAAAGAATTACTCACAGTTAGACGTTTTAATAAAAAAGCACTTATTCTATTATTAGCTAATATTGAAAGTGCATATAAAAAATCCATCGTTCACCCTGGTGAAATGGTAGGAATGGTTGCCGCACAAAGTATTGGTGAACCAACCACACAGTTAACTCTTAATACATTCCATATGGCTGGTGTAGCATCAAAATCGAATGTCACTCGTGGTTTGAGTCGAATTGAAGAAATTTTATCACTTTCCGAAAATCCTAAAAATCCTTCCATTACTGTCGCACTCAAAGAACACGAAAATGAAAATGCTGAGAAAGCACAAGAATATAGATATGTTTTAGAGTATACTTGTTTAAAAGATATAACAGATACAGTTAGTATTTGTTTCGATCCTGATGATATGAATACATTAATAGAACAAGATAAAGTATTAATGAAAACATATTCTGACTTTTCCAGACTTATTAAAGAATGTAATGGTGATGATGCAATTGATGATATTGTTCGAACAAAATGGATCATCAGAATTGAATTAAATCGTGAAAAAATGCTTGATAGGAATATATCTATAGATGATATTCATTTTGCTATTAAAAATAGTTATAAAAATGATATTGAATGTGTCTTTAATGATTATAATGATGATAATCTTGTATTTAGATTGAGATTATCTAAATCCGTCATATCTTGTAAAAAGAAATCACTAGACCAATCTGATGAAATTTATAAATTGAAAAATTTTCAACAAAACGTACTTAATAATATTATTTTAAGAGGTGTTAAAAATATACCTAAGGTAATATTAAGAAAATCAGTTGGTGATATTAAATATCATGATGGTAACTATAATGAAACTGATACTTGGTTACTAGATACTGTAGGTACAAATCTTAAAGATATTCTATCTATTGATTTTATTAATACGAATAAAAGTTTCAGTAATGATATACAAGAAGTATTTAGAACTTTAGGTATTGAAGCCGCTAGACAAACTATTTATAATGAATTCGTTGATTGTATTGAATTTAATGGGTCTTATATTAATCATAGACATTTAGCATTACTTTGTGATAGAATGACTGTCACTAAAGGTATGGTTAGTGTATTTAGACATGGTATTAATAATGATGATATTGGACCTATTGCTAAAGCATCCTTTGAAGAAACACCTGAAATGTTCCTTAGAGCAGCTAGACACGCTGAACTTGATCCATTAACTGGTGTTTCTGCTAATATTATGTGTGGACAAGAAGGTAACTTCGGGACATCCGCATTCCAAGTTATGCTTGATATTCAGAAAATACAACAATTGGAAAATAAAACAATTCAAGATAAAATTAATATTGATTCGTTACTTGATACTGAAAACCCTGATGATACTTGTTCTAAACAAAATATTGAAATTCAAAATAGTACTATATTCATCCCACCAACAGATACTGGTGATGTTAATGATGAGTATAATCCCGGGTTTTAATTTGATAAATATAAATATAAATATAATATAATGGAAATATTTCAATATATTATAGAAAACGTTATTAAAAAATACTATGGATCTGATGATTTAGAAAATAATTCTAAATTATTCTCATTATATCC